CCGACTCCTATGAGGCGTACTACCAGGCGATTCGCCGCTGCTACCGCTACGGGCAGACGCGCATGGTTCACGCCCACATCGTTCTGTCGGCGCTGGAGTCGCAGATCGCCACCAACGTCGCCCGCAAGGAGCGGGAGGCGTCCGAAATCACCGAGGCCCTTGTGCGCGAGATGCGCGCGGCCGGGGAACTGGGGAGGACCGCATGACCACCGACCTTTACACCGAGGACATCGCCCACGGCGAGAACTGGACGATGATGCTGGGCGACTCGTGCGAGCGCATGGCCGAGATTCCTGACGAGTCGGTGGACCTGTCGATCTACTCGCCGCCGTTCGCTTCGCTGTTCACCTACTCGCCGTCGCCGCGCGACCTCGGCAATAGCGCCAGCCGTGGGGAGTTCTTCGAGCATTACGGGTTCATCATTCGGGAGAACCTCCGCATCACGAAGCCTGGTCGGATCGCGTGCGTCCACGTCCAGCAGTTGACCACCACGAAGGCGACACACGGATACACCGGGCTAACGGACTTCCGCGGCCAGGTGATCGCGGCCTACGTCGATGCCGGCTGGATCTTCCACGGCGAGGTCACGGTGAACAAGGATCCGCAGGCGCAGGCGATCCGCACCAAGGCGCAGGCGCTGATGTTCGTCACCAAGAACCGCGACTCAAGCGCCACCCGCCCCGCCCTGGCCGACTACCTGCTGCTGTTCCGCAAGCCCGGGGATAACGAGGTCCCGATCAAGAATGACGTCAGCAACGACGAGTGGATCGAGTGGGCGCAGCCGGTCTGGTGGGACATCAAGGAGACGAACACCCTCAACGCCCGCGTCGCGCGCGACTCTGCCGACGAGCGGCACATCTGCCCGCTTCAGCTGGACTTCATCGAGCGGTGCGTGCGGCTGTGGAGCAACCCCGGCGAGACGGTGTTCAGTCCGTTCGGCGGCATCGGGTCCGAGCCGTACACCGCCGTCAGGCTTGGCCGCAAGGCCCTGGCAATCGAACTCAAGCCGACGTACTGGCAGACCGCCGTGCGGAACCTGCAGGACATCGAAGACGAGATGAGCCTCCCGTCCCTCTTCGACGAGGTGACGGAATGACTTCCCCCGCTGCCGGTCCCATCGACCCCATTACACGAAACGGAGCAGCCGGGTCGGCGCGGTCTGCAACCGGCAGCGGGGGCACTCCGTTGGACCTCCGCACCGCGTACCTGGCCCGCGCCCTGTGGTCGGAGCTGGATTACGTCCTCGACGTGGACCCGAACACCCTCGCCGCGTTCTGCGTGCGGGTACTGGACACCTTCGACCAGGAGGCGGCATGACACGGCGCCAGCGTGGACGTGAGACGGAACGCATCGTGGCGGATTGGTTCGCCCGTAATGGCTGGCCCTACGCCCTGCCGAACGGGTCCAGCGCCCCCGGCCCTGACGTGACAGGCATGCCTGGTCTGGACCCGGAGTGTAAGGCGCGCCGCGACTTTGAGCCCACCGCCGCTCTCCGCCAGTTGGAGGCGCGGAACAAGGGGGCGGTGCCGTTCGCGGTGATGCGTCCTGACGGGTTCGGTCCTGCACGGGTGGGGGAGTGGGTGGTGTGTATGCGCCTGGATCGGTTCACGCAGTTGTTGCGGGATGCGGGGTACGGGTCATGAGCGCGGACGGACTCACCACGCAGGAAGCCCTCAACGAAGTGTGGCGAATCCTCGTGGCGCACCCGGAGTTGTCGGTAATCGGTAACTGCGACATCGACCACATGCGCGAGGGTCGATTTGCCGTCATTCAGATTCACCCCGACGCGCTGATTGTCGGTAGCGCCATCGGCATGAACTCAGTTGAGGGCGACCCGCCGCTGATTGGGGGCAAGCCGTGACGCCAGAGGATGCGGAGATCGAGCGCCTGATGCATGGAATCGAGGGAGTCGTCGCCTGGTGTGATTCCGGTGGCAGCGCGGACCAGATGGAGGATGAGTACGCGGGGGACACGAGCGCGTTCCTTGGCTACCAGGACGCCCTCGTGGCCGTCAAGATCAGGCTAACCCGCATCCTCGGCGGTGAGTGGTGAGCGCCGACATCGACCGCAGGCTAGACCCTCTATTCCGCCCCGACCTTGCCGATGCGCCTGCTAAGGCGTCGATGCTCACGGTTGAGCCCGCGCCGCCCGTCCTCTGTGCGGCGCTAGTCGCGGCGTGGCACTCGCGGCTTCCGCACGTCCAGCTCGCCCCGTGGCGCGTCTGTTTCGCATCCCACTACCAGGGGACGGTATTCGGGGTCGCACTCTGGAATAACCCTTCCGCCCGGACGCTGCCCCCGGATTGGCTGGAACTGCGGCGCATGGCGGTGGCGCCCGACGCCCCGCATTGTGCGGCCTCACACATGCTCGCCCGGATGCGCGCGTGGATTCGCCAGAACATGCCCGACGTGACGCGGCTTATTTCCTACCAGGACCAAGAGGTTCACACGGGCACCATTTACCTGGCCGCTGGTTGGACGCCCGCGTGGGAAACGAAAGCCCGCGTCCGGGATCGGTCGAAGCCGCGCAACGGCACCCGCCGTCCCTACCGCACGGATGCCAACGGCTCAGCCCCCGCTGGGGCGGCTAAGACGCGGTGGGAGGTCGCGCCATGACCCCCCACGAGCGCCCCTGGGCCGGTGCCGCGTTCCTCGCCGTTGTCATCGTCGTCGGTGCCGCCGCCTGGTCCGTGGACCCCCGCGTATCGCCGCCCGCTACACCGCCGGTCACCGTCACCGCCCCGCCCGTCACCGAGACGGTCACCGTGCGGATCACACAGCGGGCCAGCAGGAGTCAAGTAGCACGCCCCGCCGTTACTGCTACCCCGACGCCGGTTCGGTACTACAACCCCGAGACGGGCAGCAGCGGCGCCTACCAGGACTACGCCCGCCGCCTCGTCACCGCCGCGGAGTGGCCGTGCCTGCGGCGCCTGTGGACCCGGGAGAGCAACTGGCGCCCCGAGGCGGTGTCGCCGTCCGGGCGGCATGTGGGGATTCCGCAGCTGATCGGGCTCAAGACGACGGACGGCTGGAAGCACCAGATCAAGCGCGGGTTGGCGTACATCGAGCATCGCTACGGCGGGAGCCCCTGTCGGGCTCTCCGTCATTCCGACATTCACAACTGGTACTGAGCGAAAGGACTAACGCATGACCTGGGTCGAGCAGGCCGCGTGTAGCGAAGTAGGGCCGGGTCCGTGGGACTCGGACGACGAGACGGCGAACTCTTACCGGGAGGCACGGAGGGTGTGCCGGGTGTGCCCCGTTGCCGCGGAGTGCCTGGAGTGGGCGCTGACCAACGACGAGCGGTACGGGATGTGGGGCGGGATGACGCCCGCCGAACGCCGCGGGCTCGGGAATGAGATGGACCACGCCGCACGTCGCGCCGAAGCGGGCCGGGTGATGGAGCGCCGCCACCGCGCCGAGGCCGTCGTGGCGGAGATCCGCGAACACCTGGAGCGCGGGGCCGGCCTGGACGGGTACGCCCGCGAACACGGGATCAAGGTCGCCACCGCCGAGAAGCGGCTGAGTGTCGCCCGCCGCGTGCTGGGGGTGCGATGAGCCTCGCCATCCCGACCGCGCAGGAGTACCGCGCGACCCTGGAACGGCTGGCCGCCGAACACGCCCGCCGTCGCATGGCCGAGCAGGAGTTGGCCCGCATGAAGGACGCCGCACGCAAGCGCAGCGACGCCAAGCCGCGGGACTGGTCGTGGGCGATGTACGACGCCGCCGAGCTGATGCGGTCGATCCCTGCCGACCCGCCGGAGGTCGTGAGCGAGCGCCGCGCACGGCTGAGTGAGGCGGTGTCCTGATGGGCTGGGTCCGTGTCGATGACTCGTTCTACGACAACGACAAGTTCTACAACGTCACCGCGCTAGGCGTGGCGATGTTCGTCGCCGCCCTGGCGTGGAGCAATCGCAACCTGACCGACGGGTTCGTTCCCGAGCGCGCGGCGCAGATCATCGTCAACTTCGAGGGGCTGGCCTACGGGCGCGAGGACGAGTTGGCGTCCCCCATTCACTACGGCGACGCCATCACCGAGCTGATCAACGCCGGGGTGCTGGAGGCCGTGGATGGCGGGTATCAGATCGTCAACTACCTGAAGTTCCAGCCCTCCGCGAAGTCCGTCCTGGCCGAGCGTGAAGCGGCCCGCGAGCGCATGGCGAAGGCCCGCAGCAAGCGGTTCGGGGGAAGTTCGGGCGAACAATCCCCGAAGTTCGGAGAAGGTTCGGGCGAAGTTCGCGTTACCCCAACCCCAACCCCAACCCCAACCCCGAAAGTCAAGAGCGAGACGCGCGCACGCGCGCTCCCGCCCGACTTCGATCCGACCCCCGACCAGCGCGCATGGGCCGCCACGGTGATCCGTGCCTCGCAGATCGACGCCGAGACGCAGAAGTTCCGCGACCACTTCACCGCCAACGGCAAGCGCATGAAGGACTGGAACGCCGCGTGGCGTAACTGGATCCGCCGCTCCCGCGAGTTCGACCGTTCCGCCCCCTCCGGGTTCCGGCCCGCCGTGGTCGGGCAGAAGTGCCCCGAACACCCCCGCATGACGCAACCCTGCGCCACCTGTGCCGCCGAGCGCGCCGCAGGACTACGAAAGGACCCCGCATGACCACGATCACCGGCAACGTCGGCAAGGACCCGTCGTTCCGCTACACCGCCAGCGGCAAGGCCGTCGCCAGCTTCAGCCTCGCCCACACCCCCCGCGCCAAGAATGACGCCGGCGAGTGGGTCGACGCGGGGGAAACCATCTGGTACCGCGTCACCGCCTGGGAGGACCTGGCCGAGCAGGTGGCGAACACGATCACGAAGGGGATGCGCATGGAGGTCGAGCTGACCGCCAAGGGGGTCCAGGACCGCCCCTGGACCGACAAGGACGGGAACGAGCGGGTCAGCACGAACGAGTGCACCGCCGCCCGGATCACGCTCAAGGACGGCACGGTCCTGGGCTCCACGGTGGTCCGCACGAAGGCCGCCGACGTCGACACCTCCGCCGACCCGTGGGCGACCTCGCCTGCGGTGGACATCCCGTTCTGACCCGAAGGGGGACGCATGACTCTCCGCGAACGCATCCTTACCCGCCTCGCCCTGGCAGAAGCGGCAACACCGGGACCGTGGGCCTTCGGCCATGTAGAGGGGGTCCACTTCGTAGAGAGCGCCGAAGGGCTCGTTGTCGTGGACACCCCGAGCGTGACGGGGGCGCACGAGGACGTCCGTTTCATCGCTGACCGCTCCCCGGATCGGGTCATCGCAGAGTGCCGCGCCGACCTCGCGCTGCTGGATAGCGGCAACGTTGCGATCAACGGCGTCGTCCGGCGCAACATTGAGGCCCGCTACCCCGAGGGGGAGTCGTGACCGAACAGGTGTTCGACTCCTGCCCCGGCAACCCCGCTGGGGCCTGCCAGGATCGCCGCTGCTGTCCCCGATGGTGCGAGTCGGTGGGTCCGGGTGGGTCCGAGGGTTCGACCGCTCAGAATCGCTCCTACGGCTTCGGGGGTACGGAATGACCGATCAGCACCCTTGCGTCCTGTGCCACGTCCAGTCCACGCCGGCCTTCGCCTGCTACGACTGCCGCCGCAGGATGGACGACCAACTGGCCGACCTGCCCGAGCTGTACATCCAGGCCGCGGGTGAGTACTGGGCCACAGGCGGGGAGTCCGGCCGGGGGAACGAACGCTCCCTCGGGCTGCGAGTGGCGGCGCTGGACGGGCGGGCCCCGTTCGACTCCATCGCCGTCCTGGAGTCCTGGGAGCGGGACTGGCGCGAGAGCCTGTCCACGTTTGCCGGCAGGGATCCCGACCGGGCCCAGCGGGAACGGAAGGCCGAGCGGTGGGCCGACTCCGAGTCCTCCGACGCCGTAGGGGTGAGTCTGTGCGGGGTCGTGGACTTCCTGCGGATCCACCTGGAGGCGGCAGCGGCTGAACACCCGGCCATTGACGAGTTCGCCGCCGAGCTGCGGACCCTCCACCGGCAGGCCAAGGCCGCCGCCCGCATCTCGTCCGAGCCCGTGACCGTGGTGGAGTGCCCCGCCGACCACCCCGACGACCCGTCCCGTCTGTGCGGGAAGCGGCTGCGGCTGGTCGCGGATCAGGCGGAGTGCCCGAAGTGCGGGGCATCATGGGACGTCGGGCGGCTGCTGATGGTGGCGGCATCGACCAAGGCCGAGGTCTGGCAGCCCGCGTCCGTGGTGAGTGAGCGGCTGGGGGTGTCCGACTCCACGCTGCGCCGCTGGGCCAAGGACGGGCTCGTGCGGCGGCGGTCGAACAACTACCTGTGGTCCAGCGTGGTCGAGATGCTGGAATCCCGCGACCGCGTGGGGTAGTGACACGGTTGTGATTCGTCTGATAGCATGAAGAAATCCGTGAGGGCTAATGCGCCCTAAATGCGGACCCCCGCACCTGCTGGAACAGGCCGGGGGCGCGATCAATCCCGTGGAGGGGATCGATGTGACGAAGCGTACACCCGCCGAGACGGACGCCTTGATTCAGGCCCACCTCGACGCCGGGCACCTCCTGACCAATCCCGACACCGGGGCCGTGTGGCGCTGGGACCGGGATGAACCGACACCCGACCTGACGCACGGCGACTACGCCAGGGTCACGGTTGCGGGCGTCACGATGAAGGCCCACCGCGTCATGTGGATCGCGCACCGAGGTCCCGTTCCTGCTGGCCGGGTGATCAACCACATGAACGGGATCAAGGGCGACAACCGCCTGGTCAACCTGGAGTGCGTGACGCAGCACCAGAACCTGCTACACGGCCGCCGCGCCACGGCCTACTCCGGCATCTACGACGACCAGCCCGTCAGCAACGACATCGATCCCGCCTTCGTGGATCGGGTCATGCGGCTCATGGCAACCGGCGAAGCACCCTCACGGGCAACCCTCCGAGCGATGGTGGACGAGTTCCGCGAGTCGGCCTAGGACCAGGGGGTGACCGTGCTCACCCTGGACACCCGCACCAGCCCGCAGGAGATCCGCACCGCGCTGGCGTACATCGCCGCCACCCTCGCCACCCTCCGGGCGCAGGGGCGGGACACAGAGAAGGTCATGGCCTACGCCGACCGCCTGCTGGAGGAGCTGTGAGCAAGGGCCGCTCCGGCGATCTGGTCTACATCGAGCCCTCGAGCGTCAAGGCGCTTCAGCGGGTCGCGCGTGAACTCAAGGAACGCGGCGACGGCAAGGCGCTGAAGAAGGAACTCAACGCCGAAATCAAGGAAGCGACCCGTCCCCTGGAGCGCGCCATCAAGGCGAACGCCCGGGGCCTGGAGTTCCGCGGAACCTCCCGTGGTGAGCGCGCCCGCCGCACCGCAGGGGTGACCAAGACCGGCCGAGCCCGCAGGGGTAAGGGGCTGCGCGAGTCGCTGGAGCAGGGCATCAAGACCGAAGTGTCCTACCGTGCCGGCGCCGGGGCTGGTGTGCGGATCCGCCTCAAGTCCTCCGATGCGGAAGTGAACCGCCTCGGGTCAGCCCTGAACCGCCGCGGCAAGATCCGCCACCCGCTGTTCGGGAACACCGACCACTGGTTCGACACCGTGGCGAGCAACGGCAAGGACTGGTTTTGGAGTCCTGTGGCCCAGCACCGCGACGACGTGGTGCGTGGCGTCAAGGCTGCGGTGGACCGGATGCTCGACAAGCTGGCGCGGGACGTTGGCAAAGCCGCATAGCGAGTGGGCCTGGACCAAGGCCAGCCGCGCCCTCAAGGCCGAGTGCCAGCGGATTGACGAGCCCTGTCACCTGTGCGGTAAGCCCATCGACTACACGGCCCCGCCGACTAGCCGCTGGTCGTTCACCGCTGACCACATTGTGACCCTCAGTGGTGGTGGAGCCCTAGTGCCCGAGCCCGGTGGCCTACGCCCCGCCCATCGGGGATGCAACTCAAAGCGTGGAGACGCAGACCGGCAAGCCATGCCGACGTCGCGCCACTGGTAATCACACAAGCAGCCCGAGCTGATCCCTCGGGTTAGGAACCCCCGTATCTCCTGGTGCGGGGGTTCCGCCATCCCAGGAGAAGCCATGCCCCATAAGCCAGACCGGAAGTGCAACCTCTGCGGCAAGATCGGATGGAGCGGAACCACCTCGCTCCCCGAAGGCCAGTACCGCTGCCGCGAGTGCCGTCGCGGCCAGCGCCAGCCATACGGCCCACGGGAAAGCCAAGCCCCCCGGCGCCGCACGAAGCATCACGACATACCGACCCACGCCCTATGCCCAGAGTGCGGGAAGCGGTTCAAGGTCAGGATCAACGGCGAGGGCTACATCCAGCGCTTCTGCTCACAAAGCTGCGCCCAGACCAACAGGTTCCGCAATCCGGCCAACAGGGTGTCGACCAGGGCTGTACCTAACGAGTGGACGGTCCGAACTAGGCGCCGCTACCGCGAGCGCGTAACCCCCGGCTTGACGGTGCGTGAACTCCGGGAACTGCGAGACAGGTGGACGGGCTCACCCTGCGCCTACTGCTCCGCGCCCTCGACCACGATCGACCACGTGCTCCCCATCTCAAGGGGCGGCACTAACTACATCGGCAACCTCGTGCCGTGCTGCAAGCCCTGCAACTCCAGTAAGTGTGACCTCACGCTAACTGAGTGGCGCTATGGCAAGCCACACGCCGGCACCCTGACCACCCGACCCTGGATGGCCGAGGGTTGGGATGAGCAAGCGCCTCGACCAGCGCGACGCGACACCCGCCCGGAGTTGTCGCTGATCCTCGACTCGACCTGCGTCGTATGTGGACACACCTTCACGCCACTAAGCGCCAGGCACGTGACGTGCGGGTCGGTCTGCTCGGATGAGTACGCCAAGCGCTGCGCCCGCAACGCCTACCGCCGCAAGGTGGGCAAGGCGGAGGACTGGACGACACCAGTCAAGCGACGGAGTGCCGCATAACCCGGGGGGCACCCGAGTCTTTAGCCAGATTTCGGGGCCCCCGACCCTCGCTCCCGGGCTTTTTTTGCGCGAGCAACAAAGAGGGGGGACCGATGGAGCCGGGACCGATCGAGGCCGGCGTCCTGGCCGACCTCGCTGACCTGGACCTCCCCGGCACGGCTGGCCTTCGCGCTGCTGCGATCCGCCTCGCCCGCACCCTGGATGGCGACGCGGGGCTGGCGACGGCGGCGGTGGCGCGGGAGCTGCGGGCGACCCTCACCGCCCTGACCAGCGAAGGGGGCGACGGTGACGACGATGCTCTCAGCGCCCTCGTCGCTCGCCTGTCAGCCCCGGTTCAGTAGCCCCCGCTCGGGTCGCCGGACGTTCGGCGGGAACGTCGCGGAGGTTGCCGACGCGCTCGGTACCCCGCTGATGCCGTGGCAGCGGCACGTTGTGGACGTCGCGCTGGAGATTGACGACGACGGCCGGTTCGTCTACGACCAGGTGGTCCTCACCGTCCCCCGCCAGTCGGGCAAGACGACGCTTCTCCTGGCGCTGATGACGTGGCGGCTGATCGGTACGGCCGAGCGGCAGCACGTCACCTACGCCGCACAGTCCGGGGTCGCTGCGCGGGACAAGTTGTTCGACGACTACTGGCCCGCCCTGTCTGACTCCCCGCTGTCGCGGCTGTTCACCGCGCGCAAGACGTCGGGACACGAGGCGATCATGTCGGCCACGGGTTCCCGCTTGACGATCACCGCGGCGACGGAGAAGGCCGGCCACGGTGGCTCGCTGGACTGTCCGGTGATTGACGAGGCGTTCGCCTACACCGACGCCCGACTCGAGCAGGCGCTGCTCCCCGCGATGCGCGCCCGCCGCCGATTCCTTCCTGGCCCGCAGCTGTGGGTCGTTTCCACCGCGGGCAACGCCGCCTCCACCTACCTCAAGGGCAAGGTGGACGCCGGCCGCGCAGCCGTGGAGGCGGGCAAGACGTCCGGGACCGCGTACTTCGAGTGGTCCGCGGATCTTGACGCCGACCCTGCCGACCCTGCGACGTGGTGGTCGTGCATCCCATCTATGGGCTACACGGTGGACGAGGCCGCGATCCGCGCCGAGTTCGAGACTTACGTCGATGAGAACGAGTGGCGCCGCGCTGGCCTGAACCAATGGCAGCGGTCGATGGCCGACCCGGTGGTGGATCCGGGCGTGTGGTACTCCCTGTCCGACCCCGAGTCGCAGATCACCGGCACGCCGACCTTCTCCTACGACGTGGCCCCTGACCGGGCGACGGCGGCTATCTCGGTGTCAGGGCGGCGCGAGGACGGGCTGTCGCACATCGAGGTCGTGGCGCACAACTCGGGCACCGGGTGGGTCGTGGACCGCCTGGAGGAACTGACTCAGCGCCACGGTGGGGATGTCGTGATCGACCCGGGCGCACCGGGCGGATCGCTCCTGCCGGAGATTGAGCGGCGGGGGATCCCTCACCGCCTGATGCGGACCCGCGACGTCGTGGCCGGCTGTGGGCAGTTCTACGACGGGTCGATGAACGACGCGATCCGCCACCTGGGGCAGCAATCCCTGAACGACGCCCTGTCGGGTGCGCGCAAGCGTGAGCTGAACGGCGGGGGTTGGGCCTGGTCCCGCACTTCCGTCGAGGTCGACATCACCCCCCTGGTGGCCGCGACGAACGCCCTATGGGGCGCGGGGACCACCGAGCCCGAGCCCGAAATCTTCGCCTACTAGGAGGACCGATGCGCGTGGTGACCACCGTTGCCGACCTCCTGGGGGCGGCCCTGATCGTGGCAGGAGTGGCGATGTTGTCGGTTCCCGTCGCCCTGCTGGTGGCCGGAGGGTTCATCCTGGCCGCCTCTAGGCAGGTCGCCCGATGAGTCTGTTCTTCCGCGAGAAGCGCGAAGCGAACCTGCCGGTCCTGCTGGAGTCGGTGGGCCGCCGCGGCCGGTCAAACTCTGGCGCGGTCGTCACCGACACGACGGCAATGACCCTGCCCGTCGTTTACGCCTGCGTGTCGCTGGTGTCGTCGGTCATCTCGTCCCTGCCGGTTGACGCGGTGCGTCGCCAGGGTGGGGTGCGGGTTCCGGTGGAGCCGTCGCCGGCGTTCCTGCGGGAGCCCGCGTCGGGGATGTCGTGGTCACAGTGGATGGGCCAGATGGTCACGTCCTACGAGATGCGCGGATCAGCTCAAGGCCTCGTCGTGGGAACGACGGGCATGGGGCGGATCGCCACGCAGGTCGAACCGCTCCACCCCGATCAGGTGTCCTGGCGAGTCGTTGACGACCGCTGGGTGCCGTTCGTGGACGGCAAGCGGGAGGACGTCTGGCCTCGGGGCCGCCTGTGGTGGGTGCCTGACATGACGTTCCCCGGCTCCCCCATTCCCATCTCGCGCATCGGCGCGGCGCGTAACGCCATCGGGCATGGCTTGGCCGCACAGGACTACGGCGCGTCGTTCTACGAGAACGGCGGTCACCCGTCCGCGATCCTGTCGGTGGCGAACGACCCCGGCCCGGACAAGGCGCGCACGATCAAGGATTCGTTCAACGCCGCCCGCCGCTCCGGTGAGCCGTCGGTCCTGCCGTCCTCCATCACCTACACCCCGATCCAGGTCACGCCGGAGGACGCGGAGTTCCTGGACGCGCAGCGGTTCTCGGTGGAGCAGATCGCCCGGTTCTTCCGCGTGCCCCCCGAGATGGTCGGGGCGGCTGCGTCGGGGCAGGCCGTGACCTACGCCAACGTGGAGCAGCGTGGCATCGACTTCCTCACCTACTCCATCGGCCCCCGCCTGGTGCGGTTCGAGGAAGCCCTGTCGTCCCTGCTGGCCTCGCCGCAGGTCGTGAAGTTCAACACCGCCGCCCTGCTGCGTACCGACCTCGCCTCGCGCTACGCGGCGCACGCGGTCGGCATTACCAACGGATTCCTCACGGTCGATGAGGTTAGGGAACTGGAAGATCGGCCCCCGATTACACCCACGGAGGAAGTGTGACCACCATCCCTAACGGGCTACCCGCTGAGGTGGTCGCCCGACTGTCCGAGGTTGACCTGTCGCCCGGCATCCGAACGGTTCGCGGTAAGCCCGCCGAGGCCCGCGCCCGCTTCCAGGGTGTCGAAATCCGCGAGGACGACAACGGCCTTCACGTCGCCGGCTACGCGACGACGTTCAACACCGACTACGACCTGTACGGCGGGCCTTCCGCGCTGGGCTGGACCGAGCGCATCGCCTCTGGTGCGTTCACTAAGGCCCTGGCCGAGAACGACGACGTGCGCTTCCTGGTGAACCACGAGGGTCTTCCGATGGCCCGCACGAAGTCGCAGACCCTCCGGCTGGAGCAGGACGAACTCGGGCTCCGCATGGAGGCCGACCTGGACCCCGCCAATCCGACCGTCGTGGAGCTGGTTTCCGCGCTGCGTCGTGGCGACGTGGACCAGATGTCGTTCGCCTTCCAGGTGGTGCGCCAGGAGTGGAACGACGACTACACCGACCGCACCATCACCGAGGTTCGCCTGTTCGACGTCGCTGCGGTGACGTACCCGGCGAACCCCGCCACGATCATCGGCGTTCGCGCCGACGTCCCCACGCAGGACACCCCTGCGGTCGAGGACACCGAGCCGCGCGGCTACCCGCTGACGCTGGCAATCGCAGAGGCGCAGGCCCTCTCACTCTGACCTGCACCCGGCCCACGCCGGACGGCACGCCGCACCCCACGCCGGACCCTTCGGGGCACCACCTGGGGCGCACCTGACGTCCACCTGAGCCATGTCCCCCATCTGACATGACACAGGAAAGGACTTCATCGTGAAGTTCATTGACGTTCTCAAGCGCCAGCTTGAGGAGAAGATCGCGGAGCGCGACGCGGCCAAGTCTGCGCTTGACGCTCTGCTGGAGGTTCCGACCTCCGAGGCCCGTGACCTCAACGCCGACGAGGCTGCCGCGTTCGAGTCCCGCAAGGGCGAGATCGCTGCCGCCAAGGCCGACATCACCGCCCTTGAGGCGCGCATCGCGGAACTGGCCGAGCTGGACGCCAAGGAGGCGCGTGCCACCGAGGCCAAGCCCGCCTACGACGCCGTGGTTCGTGTCGGCACCGAGGCCCGCACCTACAACCCCGACGCCGAGAAGCGTGGCGTGTCGTTCCTGCGCGACCTCGCTAACCAGTGGTCGGACCCGAACGCGGCCGGCCGCATCCAGCGCCACCTGACCGAGCAGGGCGTGGAGCAGCGCGACCTCGGCACCGGCGGTGTCGCTGGGCTCACCGTCCCGCAGTACCTCACCGACCTCGTGGCGCCGCTGCGTCGCGCGGGCCGTCCGTTCGCGGACATCTGCACCTCGCACGCGCTGCCCGCTGACGGCATGACGGTCAACATCTCGCGCATCACCACGGGATCGACCACCGCCGCACAGGCCTCGGAGAACACCAACGTCTCCGAGCAGGACATCGACGACACGCTGCTGACGATCAACGTCCGCACGATCGCCGGCCAGCAGGACGTGAGCCGTCAGGCTCTGGACCGCTCGTCGGGTGTGGAGCAGATCGTCCTGGCCGACCTCGTGGCCGCGTACAACACCACGCTGGACGCGCAGATCCTCAACGCGGACGGCACGTCGGGCACGCACCTGGGTCTGAAGAACACGTCCAGCATCGCCACCGCGACGCTGACCACGGGTTCCCCGACCGCGGCGCTGCTCTACCCGAAGCTGTTCGAGATCCAGTCGGCCGTTCAGTCCGGCTACTTCGGTGGCGTGTCGCACTTCGTCATGCACCCGCGTCGCTGGAACTGGCTCGCCTCGCAGGTCGGCACGTCGTTCCCGTTCCTCCAGATCAACGGCTCCGCGCCGCAGGTCGGCGGCTCGGTGGACTCGAACGGCTACGGCGGCGCTGTCGGCGTCATCGCGGGCGTTCCGGTCGTGCTGGACGCCAACGTGGAGACGAACATCGGCGCGGGCACGAACCAGGACACCATCTGGGCCGTGACCTCCTCCGAGCTCCACCTGTGGGAGGACACCACCGCCCCGCTGTTCATCCGTGCGGAGCAGACCACGGCGGGTTCGCTGTCGGTCAAGTTCGTCGTGTACGGCTACTCGGCCTTCTCGGCCGGCCGCCACCCCGGCGCTCACGGCTCCATCAACGGCACGGGCCTGGTGACCCCGACCTTCTGACCCTGACGGGTTCTCTCGCATCCCTCCCTTCGGGGAGGGGTGCGGGGGTGCCAGCCAAGGAGAGGTAATGACGCAGGACACCTACATCAAGGCGCTTCTCCGCGAGCGCGACGGCTACCTGTCCATCGGACGGGCTGACCGCGCCGCTGAGGTCGACGCGGAACTGGCGCGCAACGGCTACAAGCCTGAGCCCGCCGTGGAGCGCGCAACCAAGCGCGCCCCCCGCAAGGCCAAGTAAGCCTCCCGCCCCCGCGTACAGGGGAAGGTGCCGGGGGCGGGATCTATTCGTGAACAGAGTCGAAGGAGGCCGTGGTGCCGACGTATCCCGGTGGTATTCCCGACCTCAAGACCAAGGCCGAGATCGACGCCTCGAACGGCGGCCAGGGCGGTCCGTCTGACGATCCGGTGTTCGGCGTCGCCGCACTTGCCGGCGCCGTCAACGGCGAGGTCGAGGCCATCGCTGCCGAACTCGGCACGAACCCCTCCGGCTCGGAGGCCACGGTCGCGGCGCGCCTTGACGCGCTGGACACGACGGTTGCCGGCAAGGCTGCGACGTCGCACGGCACGCACGTCCCGAACGGCGGCTCCACGGGGCAGGTTCTCAAGAAGGCGTCGAACGCCGACGGGGATGTGTCCTGGCAGGCTGACGCCACGGGCGGCGGCGGTGGGGCGCTTGACGACCTGACCGACGTCACGATCACGGGCGCCTCCACGGGCCAGGTGCTGAAGTTCAACGGCACCGCCTGGGTCAACGACACCGACGCCACGGGCGGCGGGGGAATCGCTGACGGGGACAAGGGCGACGTCACCGTTTCGGCTTCGGGTGCGACGTGGACCATCGACAACGGCGCGGTGACTGAGGCGAAGATCGCCACGGATGCGGTGACGGCGGACAAGATCGCCGCGAACGCGGTGGGCGCCTCGGAGCTGGCCGACAACGCCGTGGACACCGCCGCCATCGCTGACGATGCGGTGACCTACGCGAAGTTGCAGAACGTGTCGGCTACGTCTCGCGTCCTGGGCCGTGCGACGGCTGGCGCGGGGAACGCTGAGGAACTGACGGGCACGCAGGTCGCCGCGATCCTGCCGACCGTGGCTCAGGGGCAGGCGGGGCTCGTTCCGTCGATTGCTTCGACGCCTTCCGCGTCGCGGGTGCTTTCGGAGACGGGCTGGAAGGCCGAGGCGGGGGCCGCGTACTCGGGGTCTGAGACGTTCGGCGTGGCCGGGTCGGTGTCGGTTCGCACGGGCGCGATCCGCGTCTACAACGACTCGGGCCGCACCCGAACGATTGTGTCTGCGCGGGCTTCGGTCGGCACCGCCCCCACGGGCGCGTCGCTGATCGTGGACGTCCACAAGAACGGCACCACAATCTTCGGCACGCAGGCCAATCGCCCGACGATTGCGGTGTCCACGAACACGAACAAGTCCACGGGTCACACGGTGACGACGTGGGCCGATGGCGAGTATCTGACGGTCGACGTGGATCAGGTCGGTTCGACGGTGGCGGGTAGTGACCTCGCCGTGACCGTTGAGTGGTCCTGATGGCTGGCCCTTACCAGCGGCTCACTAACGGCCAGTCGGCCGATACGGGGGCGCAGGCCCTTCCGACGGTGATGAACGCCGTGCAGGAGGGGTTGGAGGATGCGGAGTCGGCAATCGCCGGCAAGGCCGCGACGGGTCACCTTCACTCCGGCGTGTACGACCCTGCCGGGTCTGCGGCTTCGGCGCAGGCTGCGGCGGTGCAGCGAGCGAACCACACGGGCACGCAGACCGCCTCCACGATCAGCGACTTCCACACGGCGGTCCGCACGAACCGCCTGGATCAGATGGCAACCCCGACCGCTGCGGTGGCGATGGGTTCGCAGAAGATCACGGGCCTCGGCACGCCGACCGCTTCAACGGATGCGGCGACGAAGGCCTACGCCGACTCTGTGGCCTCGGCCGGCGTCGGCGTCGTGGACGTCCTGGCGAACGGCATCGTTGCGGACACGCGGTTCTTCACCGTCTCCACGACGGCAGGCAACGCGACGGTCACGGCGACGGCTTCGGTTCACGCCCCCCTTGGCGCCAATGTGTTTTCCGCCTCGGATGTGGGGAAGGCGATCCACCTGTACGGCGCGTCCGGCTCGGGGTGGCTGCGGACCACGGTGGCGTCGTATGTGTCCCCGACTCAGGTCACGGTCGCTTCGACCCCTTCGGCCACGACTACGGGGCGGGGGGCGTTCGTCGGGACCGATAACTCGTCGGCCCTGTCGTCGGTGTGCTCGGCGCTGACGGATACGCAGACGCTCTACTTCCCGGCGTCGGAGTTCTTCTACCTGTCGTCGGGGGGGCACACGGTCGGCGCCGCTCACAATGTCGTGGCGGGCGCTGGACGGCACGCAACGCGCATCGTCACCACGTCGGACACGGCCAACGTGTTCACGTTCAACCGGACGGCGACGACGTGGCGCCCGCAGTTCGCGGAGGTTCGGGACCTGTCGATCCTCCACGGCACGGCCCTGGCGAACGACCTTGATCCGGGGTCGGTGACGTGGCCCACCGGGGGTTCGGCGCTGCGGTTCACGTCCACCTACTACTCGGGCAGCCGGGTCCGCAACGTCCACATCTGCGGGTTCTACATCGGCATCGACGTGGACTCGGGGCAGTTCCAGGTTGACGATTCGATCATTCAGTCGTGCGCCTTCGCGGGGTGCCGCTTCAACAACTCTGCCGACCCCGACTACGGGATGCACTCGGTTCGCGGCTGCCACTTCGCCTGGTCCGATGGGGCTGTTGAGACGGGCGCCCGTGCGGTCCAATGGATTCAGGGCGGCGGCCTCGGCGTCACCGATTGCCGGTTCGATGGGCGCCAGCAGTACCACGTCGAGCTGGACTTCAACGGCGCGCTGGCGACGGGCAACATTCGCATCAGCGACAACATGTTCGAGGACTTCGGGACGCACGCGGTCTACATCGACGTCTCGGCGGGCACCGGGGACCTTGGCTACATCGCTATCGCGGATAACGTGGTCCAGGGCGGCTCGGACATCCCGTTCAAGCTGGTGGCGGCGACGCATGGCGCGAACCGCTCCCGCCCCGCTTCGGATCACGGCATCGCCGCCGTCTCGATCAGCGGGAACATGCGTTACAACGGGTCGGGTGTGTTCATTGACCTGACGCGCTGCCGCGACGTCGCTGTGATCGGGAACCGCCAGCTCAAGGGCGGCACGGTCCTGACTCAGACCAACTGCGTCAACGTGACGGAGGTCTGACCGTGGCTACGGCAACTGCCAACTATGACGGCGCCAGCGGTGGTGCGATGGTCGCCGCCACCGGGTCGCACACGATGTCGGCGCTGGTGGTGGACGGCACCACCCCCCCGACCTTGAGCCTGTCTAACCCTTACACGGGTAACGCTGCTCTGCGGTGGGCTCCGTCCACCCTGTACGGCTTCCAGAACGCAGGCACGGGGG